TGATTACCTTCGCCCACCCACCGACTAATGTTTCATCGGGGAGAACGAAAGTGCCTTCTCTTTCCTCAATCTCACCGTTAGCGTTCACAACGATAACGCCTGCGGACAAACCGCCGAACTTCTCCGAACGCATAGCTCTTTTCAAAAGTACGTCCTTGCCTACGACAACGGTTGCCGGACTTGTGCCGTACTTAATCAGGTATGCTTCACGAAGGAAGGGGTTAAGGTGCTGAAACTTGCACAAGGACAAAAACATTACAACTTCCTGATCCGTAACCTGACCGTTACCTGCTACGAGATAGTCCTTAATCATTTTAGGGGAAAGTTTAACGTCCTCGCCGTTAGCCTTGAATGTGATAGTGTTGCTTGTCTGTGATGTGGTCTTTGCCAATGAATTTTTGATAGCCATTTGTGTTTACTCCTTTTTTATTAAATTTCTTCGATAACGATACCGTTCTGCTTGCAAAACTCTTTAAGTGCCTTCGCCTGATTGACCGTCATTTTGCACTTGAAAGAGATTTCGTACTTCTCGCCGTCAGCATTAGCGGTATTCTTCTTGTGCTGAATGTCGGCAATCTTCTCGCCTTCTTCCAATGCCGTATTCAAGTCAAGGCAGGTCTTGTAAGATTCTTCCGCTTCGAATGAATAACTCGGCATTTTGCGGATAACTTCAAGGTCTTTGATAGCCTTCTCGAAGCGTTCCGTGATTTCTTCAACGATTGCCTTATCCGATGTGGACTTGTTAAGCCACTTATCGTTCATAACCTTTTCAAGTGTGATGAACGGCAAATCGTAGTTGCTTGCAACATCGTTGAATAAGCTCTGAATGTGCGAGGTCTTTTCGGCAAGTCGCTTCTGTTCGAAGGCTTCCAACTGTTCGCCTATGCCGGACGAAGCGGTGTCGATCATTTCGCAAAGTTCTTTCGCCTGTGCTTTGAACTCGTTGAACGGCTGCATATACTCTTTCTCTCTTGCAATACGTTCATCGTTGATAGCCTTTTTCAGTTTATTCAACTTTGCCCTGTCCTCTTTTGCTTCGGCAATCGTTTCTTCCGTGTAAACTCGGCTCTGATAATCTGCCAAAGCGGTAGTGAGGTCTGATTTGAGTTCTTCATAGTTCCAAACAACGGGTTTGGTTTTTGGTGCTTGAATCTTCAGCTCAAAGTTCATTTTGTTTATTTTCTCCCTTCTTATAAAATCAATCTGACAGGCGGTTCTTCGCCCTTCTTCAATGCCTGATGAAAGTTATCTGCTGCTTCCATAACCGTTGCTATGTCCTGCTCGTAATCATGCCGTTCAAGGTGATAATCTCTCGTAATCGTGTAGGTATCTCTTTCGGGATATACATATTTGAGATTTGCCCTTAAATCGACATATTCCCATTCCGTAACACCGAGATAGAAAAGCACCTGACAGAAATAGTTATCGGGTATCTGATCCTTCCACTTGTTTGCCTGCTGACTTGTGGTAATGGTCGAAGTCTTGATTTCGAGTATTCCCTTCCTGCCGTTCTCGTCTTGCGTCCAACCGTCAAGGGAAGCAGCCGCAAACGGATAGTCAGTATTTCGCCAAGAGTTATTAGGGACGTACTCGACTTTTAGTTCCTGATGATCGAGTGCAAATAACGCCCTGATGTGTTCTTCGGCTTGTGTGCCATACTGTACGAGGGGGTTATCGGATAAATCGTCCGGCTCTACAATTCCCTTCTTCTCACGGTAGAGTTGCACATTGTTCTTCCACGGGTTGTAACCAAGTATGCAAGCTACATCACTACCCCCGATGTACTTCCTGCGGTTCTTCAACCATGATTCGTGATTCTTACAACGATACATTTTTAACATAGTAGTAATCACTCCATTCTGAATAAAATTCTCTGCCGTCGGGATATTTCAAGATTCTGTATTGCTTGACACGGCTCTCCGTACCGTCAACATTCGTTACCTTGATGTACTCTGAATCAATCACAAAGCCTGCGTTCTTCATATCAGACATTCGGCTTGCAAGTCTGTAAATGCCAAGCCTTAATGCGTCCCTCTGCGTTATCCAAGTGAACTTTCCGCAATACTCGATGATCTTCTTGACCTGGGTGTATTCGTTCATTTAACTACCTCGGCTTTCGTAATGAGAACATAATTGTCCGGCAACGTGTCAGCAATTCTTCTGATCCTGATAAAAGCGGGATATTTCTTATTGCCTATTTTGTAGCGCAACCCATTTTCGTTGATGTGCTTTCGAACAACTCTCTCGGCGGTAATAAGATCAATACCGTATTCCAAAACAATCGGGCGAAAATTGCCCTCACCTGTGGTTCTGCGACCACATAATACAAATCTGCTCTTTTCATTTCTTATCCTACCTTTTTACTATTCTTTTGGAATGAAATACTCTACGGGTTCATTAAGTGCCTTGCATATAGCGATATAATCTTTTACAGTTATATCTTTGTTCTTGTTAAGGATCGCCCAAAGAGTGTTGTATAAGATTCCGCTTGCTTCTGCTAATTTCGTCAACGATATGTTATTGGCGGAAATGTAATCGTTGATGTTCTTTATGATTTTTTCGCCCATGTTTACCTCCTTTCACACTGATATTATATGCGTTTATTGAAAATTGTCAATAACATAAGCATAGAAAAAGGGGAATATTTTTCAATTCCCCTTTTCCCTTCCCAGGACATTAGCCGTTAATCACAACTTGATAAGTCTGCTGACAACGGCATTATATATATCAGGCTGCGCAATCTTTACTAATTCCATAGCTTCATTTATCACATTCCAAACATCAACGGCGTTTTTACCTGATATAAGCCGATAAAATTCTGAACCGTTATATCTATCTATTGTTACTTCTCTAATCGGTTCGGGTTTATGTAAATGGTCGTATAGTATGTAAAAGGTTGCGAGCTTTTCTGCGTCCTGATAAGTAGCAGAACTCTTTTCAATCTCGCTGATCGCTTTTGATAATTCTGCTTCCGAGAACATTACTCTTTCTCCATTCTCCTGATAATGCTATTGATAGCTCTGCGTTCTTCTTCGCTATTGACTTCGTTCATCATTCCACGAAGCATATCGATCTTTTCTTCCTTATCGCCGTCGGCGTAGGAATAGTCCCTGCGAGAATAACCACCTCTGCCACCACGGGCATTAGAATAGCCGCCTTCGTTTGAATAGCCGCCTTCACGAGAATATCTACCCATGCTATCACGCCTTGCGTTTCTTCCTCTGCCACGGGCATAGGAATATTCGGACATATCCCTGTCGCCGTCTGCATAAGAATAGCCGTCCTCGGAGTATTCTTCATACATGATGATCTTGCAAGTGTTCTTAATGGAATTGAGAAGTTTGTCAATAGTTTCAAGACTTGTTGCGTTAAGTTCTCCCTTTTTGGAAATCTTCTTAACTTCTTCCATTAGCATTTCTTTCAGTTCGTAAAAATCGTGCATAACAACTTCCTCCTTCCTTATGCGATTCTTTCAACAGATATTGAAGCGTTACGTCTAATCGTTACCGACGGTGTAGGTGTAACCATAGGATCGTCCTCCGTACCGTCAACATATCTTCCCGAAACGGTCATGCAACAACCGCAAGGAATTGTGATTATCGCCACGGTGTTGATGTGGGTATATTCCTCTACCGCCGCCGGAGTAACAATCGCTACGCTTTCGGGGATAGTTACCCCGTCAAGAGTGATACCGAGGGCGATAGGTGTAACCGCACCGCCCGTAGGTATCTTTACGTTTGCTTGTAACGTAACCTTGTATCTTGCAAATCTGTTGGAGGTATTACCTTTGAGAATAAGAATCCCAGGTGCGGCAGGAATAACATTTCCTGCGTTACAAGGAATAGAAACATTGTTAAACGGAATAGTACCATTCAACGCAACTGTGTTATCAGCCGTTGTTATATATTCTGCCATAGGCTATTCCCCCTTAATTGTAGAAGTTGTTACCGTTGCAACCGCAACCCTGATTCGGATTGCAGGTAAAGATCGGTGTTCTGCCGTAAACGGGTGTTGAAGGCACAGGGCAACTGGACAGTCTGTTATAGAGCTGATCTACTTCGTCGCTGAAACCTCTCTGAATAAATGCGTTCTGCGCCGTCTGTGATTCACGAAGTGTAGCCATATTAAGCTGCTGACGAAGCTGTGCAATCTCGTCATTCTTTGCGTCAATCTTGTCGCTACAAAGCTGATCCAAAATACGCTGAACGCCTGCCGTCTGTGAAGCGATAACATCACGAATACCGTCTGAAAGAGCGGCTCTGTCAGCGCAATTTTCAGTAGCGATTGTGTATTTGAGGTCTGCCGTAGCCGCCCTGTTCTCACAACAACAATCTGCTAACTGTGCCTGCGTAGCATTAAAGCCGGAATTGATAGCGTTCTGTAAGCCAAATACCTGATTCATGTTAGCCATTTGTCTGTTTGCGGCAGCAATCTCGGAGTTGTAGAAACCCTGATTT